ATATCCGTCAATAACGTGTACCCGGTCAAGCGGCCATTGTTCGTCTTTTGCCGCGTTTAATAGTCCTTGTAAATGATCCAGTGCTTTTTTTATGTTCATGATTAGATTTCCTCCTGTCCGATATAAAAATGACTGTCATGGCAGTTGACATAATAGTCAACATCAAGATCGGGATGACGCTTATTGATCAAATATGCTGTGGTGCTAAAATATGCCTGGATAATGCTATTTGTTATATCATCCCATGATCCCATGCTTTTCAGGTCTTCAAGCGCTAGTTCATTCATTGTGTCTATATCGTGAATGCTAAACTCCATCTGCTTCATGGCTTCTTCGCAAGTGTTAATTGCTGTGTCGATCGCGTCCTCATATATTCCTAAATATTGCATATTTGTTATCATGGTTTGTCCTTTCTCCGGCAGTTTAGCCGCTGCCGGCCGGCGTGCTGTTATATTGTTATACGATGTATGTTGAATGCGTCTCTTGTGGTCCAGGATAGCGGCTCGATCAGTGCTTCAAGCTGCTTTTTAAGTATTTCGATCTGTTCAAGTGTCGTGTCGATCGTTTCCAGGTCCCTTTTAAGGTTATTTATATCTTTCATAAGGGATTCATAATGCTTGTTGATAATGTCAAGCCATACGGCAGCATCGATCCTCTTTCCGTCTTTTAATTGATCTTTTCGCATATAAAACAAATCAATGGATTCATTGTTTATGTATGCTGTTATCTCGATCCAGCCGTGACAGTTTGTGTGGCAATATAGCCCGGCGCGGTTGTCCTTTGATATCCAGTGATCAAGGTCATAAGATGCGGCTGCTTCTTTTAATGCTGCATCAAGTCGGCAGTTGTAGCATTTACCATCGAATTGCTGTATAACCTTTTTAACGATCGGGAAAAAGCGGATCATCCCGGTTTTTGCTGCGATCTTATTCTCGATATGCTTCTTTTTGTCTTCATTAGTCCCGTATATCATTTGTGGTCCTCCTTTCATAAGGTCCTACATACTCCCCGTCATTAGATATTATGGTTGCGTGTTCGTTGTACTTCTCGCGGGCGATCCGCGCTGCTCTTTTCGCAAGTTCCCGGCATGTATAATTGCAATAAGGCTGGCCGTCAATATATACCGTGTAATATTTTCCCATGTTGGCTCCTTTCCAGGTGGGCCGGTTGCCCGGCCCGGTTTTATTTGTTACATGATCCGCTGATATTTTGTCTCCGGCGGTGTGATCTCCAACGATCCCCATGATTGTGTTTCGTGGTGACTTGTTTTCTCGAATAACTGTACGATCAAGGCATCGAAGAACATTTGCATTTTATACATGTACGGCTCATATTCTGTCTGATACATAGCGGACCGGAAAAAGCTATTCAATTCGTGAATTGCGTTTGTCAGGCATGTTCCTCCGTTCCATACTAACTGCTTGCCGAGGTTCATATACTCTTTGAATTCGGCGTTGTATTCGTTGGTATCTCCGGACATGGCGCCGACTTCATCGCCGTGATACTGTTCCTTGACTGACAAAGCATTCATTGTGTAGCATTCCGCGAATTTCCGCTTGTAGTCCTCCGGGGTACTGTTGCGGCGGGTTTCATAGTCGTAAAGCCATAACTGCAGCTCTTGAGCCATACCGGAAACAAGGCCGGCCGCTTTGATGTATTCCTGTTTTGCGATAGTGAATGATGACATGGTTTGATCTCCTTTTCTCCGGCGGTAGTATGGGCCGCCGGTCCCGGTTATGTTGTCCCTTATGGGATGCCCGCCGCCGGTATCGGGCCGGCGTGATCCTCTCCGGCGGGCCGTGTGTTAGTCTTCAAATATCCAGGGAAAAACACTCTTGATCTCTTGTATTGTGTCGGCTGTATAGTCTCCGATGATCTCTTGACTGCTGTAAAGGTTGCCTCTGTAACCCTCACCCGGATAAAAGCTCCAGTCTATTTCATCGACTATTTCAAAGTTGATCGGCTGCTCCCAAAAATCTGTTCTTATCATGGTTTTTCCTCTCTCCGGGGCTTTACCCGGCCCCGGGCGGGTTGCTTGTCGTTCTGTTTGATCGTAGTATATACCGCTAGCGGGATAATGTCAAGCATAATTTTCAAAAACTTTTCACGGCTCCGGACATGATCGCCTGGATGATCTTATTTACCGCGGATTCCAGGATTTTTTTTTCGTAACATTCCCGGATAAAATCAACTAATCCGGCGGCGCCGCCATTGGCCTTGATTTGTGTTTTCTGTATCTTATAGCAAAACTCATGATCCGGCTTTACCTTTATACAGTGTTTACACGGCAGCCCGGCCGGGGTTGTGTCGTCCTGTAATATGAAAACATTATCACGGGCTGCGACTGTATATTGTTTGTGGTCCATAATGTTTGTGAATGTGTATGTATTCATGCTTGATCTCCTTATATTGCGTATTGTCTTCTGATATGATCTGTAAAGCTATCAAGAGTCCCGTCTGATTCTTGAAAAGTCTTTACCAGGTCCCATGATGTTATGTATGCCGGCAGCGCGTAAAGCTCCGGGGCATAATCAACGCGGATCGCCTTGAATGTGTCGCCGTTCCAGTCGGTCGTGTGCTTGATTAAGTCAAAATCAACGATCCGGGAATACTGATCCATCGTGAAGCGTTCCATTGATACGGTCGCGATCCCTTTTAGCGCGTCCCGTATAACCTTTAACATCGGATTTGATACTTTAACTCTCATGTGTGTTCTCCTTTTCTTGTGTTCCCGGCGGGGCCGGGTTGCTTGTTTATGCTATTATTTCATAGATTCCGGATGTATAACCCTCTAAAAACAGATCAAGCGGCCTGGACATTTGCACGTCATAACAGGGTATCAATTCGCCGTTGTTATAATATCCGCTAGAAAACTGGATCATGTCGGCTTCTTTTGTACTGCGATGGTATGCTTTGAATTGTTTATCACTGACAAGATAAAAACCCTTGATGATCCCGGCTTTTGTATCGTTGAAAAGTCTTTCCATTATCAGATCATTTCGCTTGATATCCTTTTCATATTGCGGATAATTAAAATGCTTTGATTTGAGCATTCGCCTTGATCCGTCGTGTAGATTCTTTATTCTGTATTGCATGTTGTTTTCCTTTCCAGGTCCCCGGGCCGGCAGTACACCGGCGCCGGGTTGCGGTTGTTAGATCGCTGCGGCTATTTCCTTATATGTTGATGTTGTCGCCTCGGTGAAACGCTGCGATCCGTACATTTCGCGGATGGTCTGAAGATCAACGGTCTTCTTTGAGTGCTTGCGGTACGGCTCGAAGTGGAAATACCATGCGGCCTTATTCCGGGACCATCTAAAGTGTAATTCCTTAAGTGCTGCGGCGTGTTCCTTTGTGTTACCTGTTACCCATAACCAGGAACCGCATAATTCGATCACCAGGCCGGGACATTTCAACAGGGCATTTATAATGCTAGCGTACTGATCCGGCGTCTCGGTCGTTTCCTTTTCGTAGGTCTCACCGTCTTTGTTTACATGGATGTTTTTGCAGCGGTTGAATGCCTCGTTGTATTGCTTTTGCATTTCCTGGAATGCTGCGGTTGTGTCTTTTCCAGGGTTGCAATCCGGATGAAGATCACGGGCTAATTTCTTATAAAGCTGTTTTACGTCCTCAAGTGTTTTAGCGTTCTCAAAGTATCTCATGGTTTTTCTCCTTTTCTCCGGCCCGATCTCCGGCGGCCGGTCCCGATCTGATAATTGCATTATATACCGCTAGCGGGATAATGTAAATTGTCAATGTTGCACAAAGATCACGCTAGCGTATTGTGCAAGGTATACAGATAGCGTTATATCCTTTGAAATATAGCGGTATATGCTGTATAATTCGATCTATGAAAAGTGACGCACAAAAAAAAGCATCCGGCAAATGGGAATCTAAAGCATATGACAAGATACTATTGCGGATCAGAAAAGACACGGAGCCGACGCGGGAAACGATCACGGCAGCGGCAACGGCAGCGGGCATGTCTCTTAATGCGTATATAATGCAAGCGATCCAGGAAAAGATGGACCGGCCCGATGTTTTTTAGATTTGTTACATAAGTATTTGGCAGTAATTTAAGCATTAAATATATTATACATAGTGAATGGATATAAAGGCGTTCGTTGGTCTTATGATCGGCGGGCGCTTTTTGTATGAGGTGAAATATGGAAAAAGATCAAAAGCTGCCGGCAGCGGAGCCGGAGAAAAAACCGAAGACACGCGCGCAAATGATCATAGATGGAGATATTGAACCGGAACCGCATGAGCGCGGGCTTTTAAATTTGCGTAAACGCGTCCCTTTTAATGAAATGCCGCCGGAGAAAATGCACGAGATCGCCGTTAAAGGCGGTGAGGCAGTTCAAAAGCTACACGGCGAAAAGAAGACGGCGAAGCAGTCGATCGAAAAGATATTAACACTAAAAATTGATGAAGATATCATCGCAGGCGCGGACATTCCGCCGGAGGTAGTAAAGAAGATAAAAAGAGATAATCCGGAGGCTACACTGTATGATCTAATTCAAGCGGTAGCAGTTGGTAAAGCACTTGAGGGATCGATCCGCGCAGCGGAGTATGTTAGAGATACACACGGCGATAAACCGCAAGATTCACTCAAGATCGAAGCCGACATTATGACGGAGGCAGACCGGGCTATGATCTCGAAGATGGCCGCAAGGCTTGACGATCCGGAGCTTGTGATCGTCCAGGATGTGACCGGAAAGCCCTAATAAAACAGCATCTATTCGTTAAATATCTCTTTAGCGACTAGATCAAAGACACCACAAAAAGCCTGGGAAGCCGCATAAATACAGGACTTGCGGCAGATCATCGGAAGCCGGAAACGGGAAACGGGCCGGAGCATATAGCAATTATTGACAATGATCCGGAGGTGTATATTTTTCCAATACACTTGATCTATTCATAGGCCGCCCGATCTGATGGCCCCGATCTACCACCCCCGGGGCGTGGCGCGGCCGGCGGCGGCGGCGGGAACCCTTATTCGCCCTACCAAATTTTATAAAAAATCCGAAGTGTAAACACCAGGAAGGGAGTGTAAACACCGTGACCGAAAGTACAAAAGTGCTGTCAATAAGGCTAAATAACAAGGATAAAGAGGAATTATCGAAGTATATAACAAGGGATAGCCTGGAACACATATTGAGGCAGATCAAGCGCGGGGAGGTGGTCATAACATCAAAAGGTGTAGAGATTAAGCGTGTCAACACCACATCGGAAGGTGTCAACACCGCGAAAATAGGGAAAAGTATAGAAGAAATACCGAAAAATACGGGTGTAAACACCTGCGAAGAATGTCCATATGTAAGTGATCTAAATATGAGCGGCTTCGACGAAGTGTGTGAATATAAAGGACTAGACCGGCAGAAGGCACTAGATAAATGTGTTCAAATGCTATGGAGGTAAAAAATCAAAAATCGCGATTCGCTAACGCGAAATAAATGGGGTCGTCAGTAACTATTAACAGCATTCATAAGAGCGCAAAACACATATCGGTATCAGCACAAAGGCGGCCCCGTTTATATAAAAGGAGGAGGAAATGAAGTTAAGTGACGGAACATCGGATGCGATCCATATATTGAGACGCATACACCGGGAAATGAAGCAGTTACAGGACAGCATCGGAGAGTTAGAGTATTTGATCTACAAGATTGACGAGCGGTGCAAGATAGAGATATTTCCAAATCAGAATATGGAGGTAGAGCTTGAGGAATTGATTGCCAAGAACGGTTTAGAGAAATGCCAGGAGGATATGGGGAAAATAAGGGAAGGAGTAAAAAGGAGAAATGACGAGAGACGAAGCCAAGAAAGAGTTACGACCGATTAAACTTATGGAGTCGCAGATACGGTCTATTGAGGAAGAAATAGAAAGACTAATGGCTGTGGCAACGAAAATGACGCCTACTTATGATGCGAACAAGGTATCAGGAACACCGAGGAACCGGATAGAGGAAGCGACCATCAAGATAGAGGAATACCGGTCGAAACTATCAAAGATGCTTCTCAAAAGCCTAGACTATAAGAATATGTGTCTAAACAAGGTGTCGCAGATAGAGATAGGCACATTGAGGACAATATTGATCTTCTACTACTTCCAGGATAAGACATTGGAGCAGACAGCGGAGGAATTAGATCATTCTTATCAGTGGACGTATGAATTATTCAAGTCGGCATTGGATGAATATGCAAAAATCGAATAAAAATCTGTTTACTTGATAGAAATAGATAAATACATACGTTATTGTGTTAAAGGAAGCATTGGCTTTGATGATAAACTACTTCTCCTTAAAAGGGCGGTCGAAAGATCGTCCTTTACCATTTTTATGGACTTAAAACCGAGCGAATTAAGGGAAAAAGAATATGACTATTGCCGTTCACATCTTGAATACTTCGTTGAGACCTATGGGCATATCGAGGACAAAGATGCGGACACACTGATACAGCCGTTCGACTTATGGGACGAGCAGAGATCGGCATTACGGCAATTTAGAGACAACAAACTTAACGTAATCTTAAAAGCAAGACAGCTAGGCATTACGTGGCTTGTATTACATTACGCACTTTGGAAACTTATAAACCCCGGAAGGACGGTTATCGGTTTATCTAGGACAGAGGACGAAGCGCAAGAGCTTGTCAGACGAATGAGTGTCATTCTTGACAATATGCGAGAGCTATTCGCCCCGAAAAACGACCAGCCTATAAATTGGGTGAACGCAACCTGGGAAAACACCTCGCTAATACTTACTATTCATTTTCCAAATCTCCCCGATTCTGTATTCAAATGTTTCCCGAGTTCACCCAATGCTGCACGTTCATTCACAGCGGACTTGATAGTATTTGATGAATGGGCGTTTCAGCAGTTCGCAGAAGACATTTGGAAAGCCGGTTTTCCTACCATAAACAGACCTAGCGGCGGTCAGGTAGTCGGTTTGTCAACAATAGAGCGCGGATCGTTCTTTGAACAGATATTTACAGACCCCGATAACGGGTTTAACAAGATATTCATACCGTGGTATGCCGATCCAAGGCGCGATGAGAAGTGGTATGAGAACACAAAACGCACAATGGGGGACATGATAACCCAAGAATACCCCGCAACAGTCGATGAAGCATTAACTGTGCCGGGTGGATCGTTCTTCCCCGAAGTGAAAAAAGAGACTCATGTAGTCAATACAGAGCTTGAAGGCAAATTAAGACGCTATGTAGCACTCGATTATGGTCTTGATATGCTTTCTGCACATTGGATTCAGGTTGATTCCAAGGGAAACGCTCAAGTTTACAGAGAATATGACGCACCGGATAAGACAATCGGAGCGGCTTGCGATATTTTAAGGTCGTTAAGCGGCGATGAAAAGATAGATCAGTGGCTTGCACCTAGTGACTTGTGGAGTCGATCACAGGAAACGGGAAAATCTAGGGCGATTTTGTTCAGTGAGAACGGAATCAACCTGACAAAAACCTCTAGGGACTTCCCCGCAGGCTGCGCATCTATGAAAGAGTGGCTAAAACCTATCGATAAAACCGCGAGATTGACGATTTTAGACGGTTGCGCGCCGAATCTGTATAGATGTTTGCGTAAAATCCAAAAGGACAAGAAAAGGCCAAATATCTATGCTAAAGACCCGCACGATTTAACGCACGATGTAGACTCTTTGAGATCATTTTGCGTTTGGTGGGTCAGAAGTCCGGAGATAGACTACGAAAAGATAGAGACAAAACAACACGCGTCCATCCTTGAAGACATAGAGAATGCGACGGGAGAAGATAGAGAGTACCTTTTGCAGAAGTACGGTGAACCGTTATGAGGTTAAAAAAGATAATGGATAAAGCCAAGAAGTCGATAGCACCTACACCCGAGGACAGAAAACGTGACAAATGGCGTGGGAAACTTGAGCAGGCACGTATAGCATATTCAAGCACGTTAAGAGAGATCAACAAGAACCAGGGCATATACGAAGGCACAAGAGAAGTAAACGGAAACCCGAATACCAACATAGCGGCGCGGGATTTAGCGATAAATGTCCGCAATATCGCCTATGAGTTGATCGAATCGCAGGTAGATAGTTCAATACCTATGCCGAAGGTAACGGCACTTCACGAAGGCGACGAGGATTTAGCAAGGTCTATCGAAAGAGCTTTAGTCAATAAAGTGAAACTTCTTAAACTTTCCATCCTTAACGACCAAATGGAGAGGACGGTTCCGGTACAAGGCGGTGACTTTTTCCTTGTAGAATGGGATAACACTATGGGATTCCATTCAAATTACGGTGATGTAAACGTAATGGAGATAGCGCCGAGACAGGTTATACCTCAACCCGGTGTTTCAAAGATCGAGGATATGGACTATATCTTCGTACAGACCGCACAAACTAAACAGTGGGTCAAAAAGAAATACCACGTTGATGTAGAAGACGCTTCCGAGGAATACAAGGATATAAGGGGAGCAGAGGGCGAAAACGGTCTTGAGTCGGATATAGTCACTGTCAACACGGTTTATTACAAGAAAGACGACAAGATAGGGCGTTTCGTATGGGTAGACGACTATACGCTTGAAGACCTTGACGATTATCAGGCAAGGATCACTAGAAAGTGTAAAGAGTGCGGCTATGCAACGGAAGAAAAGACCTGTCCTGTTTGCGGTTCTACAAAGTTTGAGGAAACCGAAGACAAGATACAGGAAATCCGAGTCCCGATAATGCGGGAAAGCGGTATGGATGAAATGGGGAATCCCGTCGAGATCGAAGCAGAGGAAGTGATAACCATTGATTATTACAAGCCTAACTGTTTCCCGCTTATCGTCAGAAAGAACGTATCGAAGACTAATTCCCTGCTCGGGTTCAGCGATGTAAAGGTCATCGAAGATCAGCAGGATTTAATAAAGAAAGTCGGTTCAAAGGCCACAGAAAAGACCCTTAAAGGCGGTTCAATGGTAACTTTGCCAAGGGGCGTAAAGGTTGAAACGACCGATAAAGAGTTAAAGGTTGTACGTCTTGACGATCCGCAGCAGAAATCAATGATAGATGTTCTGAATATGCAGGTCAACATCAATCAGGACATGCAGATGATAAACAAGGCATACGAAGACGCTCGTTCTACTTTGGGTATTACAGATGCGTTCCAGGGTAAATACGATCCCTCGGCTGTATCGGGTACGGCAAAACAGTATTCGATCAATCAGGCTGCCGGTCGTTTGGAATCCAAAAGGGTTATGAAAAACGACGCATACGCGAAGTTATATGAACTTATGTTCAAGTTTTGGCTTGCGTATGCCGATGATCCGTTACCTATCACGGGAAGCGGTGTAAACGGTGAGCAGGACTTTGATGTACTTGATAAAAAGGACTTCATCAAGGAAGACGCAGCCGGAGAATACTATTGGAATGACGAGTTCTTATTTGAGACCGATCCTACGTCAACGATGATGGCAAACCGCGAAGCGATGTGGCAGCAGATAGATATGAAGTTGCAGAGCGGTGCATTCGGTCAGTTAGGCGCACTTGAAACAATGCGTCTGTATTGGTCTCTTATGGAGAAAAACCATTATCCGAATGCGGGTGATGTTCTTTCGCAGATAGAAATGATGATCGCAGAACAGCAACAGCAGGCGGCTATGATGCCGCAGATGGGAGGAATGCCAAATGAAATGCCCGGTCTGCCAGGTGGAAATGCGGATATCCCGATCGCGTAACATAGTCGAGTACGACGAGGAAAAGAAAGAACCGCATTTATTTATTGAGCAGGAATTATCCTGTATGAATAGGGATTGCAAAAACTATGAAAAGGTCATAGAGACGATCCGACACGAATTACCTATTGGCTAAACAAAGGACTCATAGAAGTCCTTTTTTAGTACATAGATCGCACTGAAAGCGCAAAAATCAGAAAGGAAAAGTGAATATGGAAAACAAGATTCTTCTTGACCTTCAACTCTTTGGAGAGGATGAGGTCGCAGACGTAGAAGTACCGGAAACCGTCGAACCGGTAGAAGATGAAACATCGGAAGTTGACGAGTCCGAAACAGGAGAAACTAGCGGAGACTCCGAGCCGCACGAACAGTCAGCCGAAGAAAACGCACGATACGCGGCGATAAGACGTAGAGCGGAGGAAGACGCAAAACGTCGATTTGATAGCGAAATGAACGCTTATAATCAGCAGATCGCGGCATTGTGCCAGGGCGTAACGCATCCCGTTACAGGTCAGCCTATCACCAACATGAAAGATTATGTTGACGCCTTATCTATTCAACAGAGACAGGCGCAGGAGCAGGAGCTTCAAGACAAAGGCATAGACCCGACAATGATCGACAGGATGATCGCCCAAAACCCCGTTGTGATGCAGGCACAGCAGGTCATCGAGCAAAACAAGATGGCTTATGCGGAGAATGCACTAAACAACGACCTTGCGGAGATATGCAAACTTGATCCGAGTATCAAGAATGCAAATGATCTAGCCGCATTACCCAACTTCCCCGAAATCCTTGACCGCGTACAGAGGGGAGCTTCACTTGTAGATGCTTATAAAATTGCCAATTACGGCAAATCAAACGACGCGGCAAGACAGCAGGCTATAAATCAGATGCGCGGAAAAGATCATCTTGCGTCACAGCCGAATGGAGTAGCTACCGACAGTGACGACGTAGAAGTACCCGCAGAGATTATGAAGTCCTGGAAAGACGAGGGAAAGACAGAAAAACAGATTCGCGAATTGTATAAAACGGTCGCGAAGAAACTACATCTTAATTGAAAGAGAGGAAAAAGATATGGCATTTGAGTTCTTTAGAGCCGAGAATGACGCAGCTCCTATCGAGAAAGAGATAGTTGCTACAAACGGCGTTACGTACAATCACGGTTGCCTGCTTGTTTTCAATGGTAGCACCGGAACAGCATCAACGACAACAAACACTCCCGAGTTCGTTTATGTAGGAAAAGATACAGTAGCAAAGACGGGCGACAAGCTCGCAGTACAGGTTGTCCTTCCCGAGTACGAATGGGAGACCCTTCTCGCGGCATCAGGTCAGAGCCTTAAAGTTGGTCAGAAGGTTACAACGGATGGTCAGAAGGCAACAGCAACAACAGCAAGCGGAATCTTCCAGCTCCTTACGCCCGGTGGAAAGAGCGGATCGAAGGTTGTCGGTAGATTTTCATAAGAGAGGGGGAAATAGACAATGGCAGTTATATTTAGCAAACACGGTGGTCAGAATGACGAAGCGTGGAAGGTCATTGATACAGAGCTTTCAATGGTCATCCAGGACACAGATACAGAGAAGAACAAGGACGACGAGCTTGTTAAGAGCCTTTACAACGTAAAGACCTCAAAGAAGTTCGGTGAGAAGCAGGGATCGATGACAGAGTTCGGTAACTTTGAGGAAGTAACCGAGGGTGATAACGGTATAGCCGATGATTACTCGATGGGATTCTCAAAGCTGATCGAGCATCATCAGTTCATCAAGACGTTTATGTGTACCCGCGAAGCAAAGGACGACGGAAACATCGACCTTATGAAGCAGACAGCAGCTAACTTTGTACGTGCTTACAAGAGAAGCCGCGCACAGTACGCTTCGGACTGTCTCGTTGCAGAGGGATCATCATTCGTATATGGCGGCAAGTCATACGACAAGACGACAGGCGATGGCAAGGGTCTTTTCGCAACAGACCATCTTGGAAAGAAGACCGGCGTTCCTACACAGTGTAACGTATTTACTACGGCATTTGGTAACGACGCAACGAACCTTTACAAGCTGGCTAACATCGGACGTAACTTCAAGAATCAGTCCGGTAACGTAATGGGTTACACCTTTGATACGATCATCATTCCTGGTAACACTCCGAGACTTGAAGACCTCATCAAGAGGATCATCCATTCTGAAAACGTAGTAGGTTCTGACTACAACGATATCAACACACAGAAAGGCATTTGGAAGCTCGTCATCAACCACAGATGGGAAGCAGCATCCGGAACAGAGCCTTATATCCTCATGTCTTCGGAAGCACAGAGAGAGCTTAACGCAGGTGTGTTCTTCGATAGAGTAGCACTTGACGTATCTAACGAAGTCCTCAACAAGAGCCGCAACCTTGAGTGGAGCGGTTACGCAAGATGGAGCGCGGGCTTCAATAACTGGGCTGCATACATACTTGGCGGCGCACAGAACGGACAGACGATCTAATAAGGGGGATTCGCATGATACCTAAAGGACTTAAAGTAGGTGAGACTTACCTTGAAGGTAATCTCGTTTACAGAGTAACAAAGGTTGTTAGCGATAATATCTATGAAGGAACCTGGACGGGAGAAATCTCGTCCGGGTCACTTCCCGTTGAACAGCCGAAAGAGGAAGCGATAGAGGAAAACGCGCTTGATTATAATTCGCTTCCTTACGCAACACTTAAAAAGATGTGTGCAGAGCGCGGACTTGATGCAACAGGCAAAAAGGACGATCTTGTTGCACGTTTAGAGGGATAAAATGAGTACTTGGTATGATCTTAAATTAGCTGTATTACAGAAAATGTTTGCGGCAGACGACAAGATAATAATAGACGAATCCACAATGGGTTATTTGTCGGCTATGCCGCATTGTGCAAACGAAGGACTTGCACATCTCGCAACGGCAGGGAAGTTCATCACTAAAACCTGTAAGATAACACAGATGGATATAGCTAACATCATACCCGACGAAACGGCTAACAATATCCATGAGTTTTCAGATACTTATTCGTACCAGGCAGACGAGGGGCAGTCTTATTATTTTGAATGCTCCGGTACAGGTACTTGCAGCATTTACGTTGACGACGTATTAGCGGACACGATAGCGCTTGATAGCAAGAGTTATGAGGTTTACAAAGGACTTATAACAAATGCAAACAAAAAGCCTGTCAAGTTCGTATTCACAACACTTTATCCGATGGCGCTTAAAAATGTCGCTATCTATCGTGAAACATTTGCAGATGTTGAAGATGTTGTACCTTTTACCGACAAGGTAAAGTATGATATGACAGCACTTGTAAATGACTTCTATATGATCGACCCTCAAGGTATTTACTTTGAAGGGGCATATCAGAAATATCTCCAAACGTCAGACTTTTATCAGGAAGGTACAAAGACCCTTGTATTAGACCGTGATATGATAGGCAACTTTACGATCTATTACAGAGCGTACCCGATGCAGATAACAGCGGACACTTTAGATACCGAGGAATTACCGCTCGATCCCGAAGTGTATGCTTTATTGCCTTTGTATATGGCTTCGCAGCTGTATAAGGATGACGATAACGGTATAGCGACAACTTACCGCAACGAATATGAGGTAGGGTTTGAGCGTCTAGTTAATTCTGCTAATTTATCTGCATTTGAGGAGTTTACTAGCGTGAGTGGGTGGATTTAATGGCTGTTTCTTTCAAAGTTCCGGCTTCTCCGAAAAGAAGCATATTCAATATAGATCAGTTCTTGGGCGTCGATATGACGAACAACGGCACAAGCGTTGACGAGAGAATGTCTCCCTATGCACCGAATATGATCCGTGATGTTCCGGGCAAGGTGCGTAAACGTATGGGGTACAAGGTCGTAAAAGACTTTGGATCGGGGATGATATATGGCGCTCACGTATTGGCAAGTACGACCACGAATACGGGCGATTTTGTCACTAATAGGAATATGGCTTCTACGCCGAACACGGAAGTAAAGATAGAGGGCGGGGCATCAACATATATCTATTCAAGTGTAGAAATACCGGTAGGAATAGGCGTACACATTTCATTCAAATATAAGACCGATAAAGTTCTTAACATTCATCCTTACGTGGCTGACTATACAGGTTGCGATTATGAGCTAGATACGATCGGTCAATTCGCGGACTTTCACAAGCCTTTCGGTTTTAACAATGAAGTTAGCGAAGTGTATAACGCATTTGAGATAACGAATCCCGGCACAGACGCGGCAACGCTTAAACTTTCCGACATAATGGTTTACATCAACCAGGAAGGTACAGAAGTTCTTACGGCATATCGCGGGTTTCAGACGGTACAGGAAAAATCGTTATATTCATTAAGTGCGACAGTACGGACGTTCCCGACTACGATCAATTCTTTATCTTCATCCGCAGATACCGAAACTACTTCATTTGCGGTAAATACAAGTTATGTGCTGGGGTTAGTCGAGATAGATTTTGATATCTCCGTTAATAACCTTGTAGGGGCGACTCTAACAGATTTAACGGTTCAATATAACTGCGACAAAGATCAAAGCGGTACAACAGTAACGGGGCTTATAAGCACTCTTGATAGCACAAATGCAACGACTATTCACGTTTCAAGGGTTATCGATCCCGCTTACGACCACAGCACGTATGATGTTGCTTCGTCACTACTTTCCGATATTGTGGTGACACTTACCGTTGAAGATCATACATCGTGGACTGCCGACGTAAAGATAGAAAACTTCAAACTTACACAGGCAACACTTAAAGAAGATTTCTTTGAGCAGGGCGGTTTATCGCTCATTCACGTTGATAACGAGATATATAAAGCCGAGAGTAACGGCGCTTATACGCTTATCAGCAACAAAATGAATGCTCATAGGTCGAGATCGTGGCAGTTTGAAAACAAGTTATACATTGTTGACGGTCAAACATATTGGGTTTACGACGCAGATACAGATACGTTTGCAAATATTATCAACAGTTCTTATGCGTATGTCCCGTTAATGTATATCTCCTGCCAACCGGAAGGCGGCGGCACAAAGTACGAAGACAAAAACCTTTTATGTGATGGCTTTGAGCAGAGGTTTACCGTTGACGAGGATCACGAGGCTGACGTTGCATTTCAACTGATTTACACAACACTAACAGGTGAAACAGTAACCGCAAAAGTTATGAAAGACGATAGCGGAGAAATGCTTGATCTAGTCGAAGACGTTGACTTTACTGTAAACAGAAGTACGGGCGTCGTGACGTTTAACGATCCTCCTGGAAAATCTCCTTTGCCCGGAGAAGATAATGTCTATATCACGGCATATCACGCGGCTGACGTACCTATGTCAATGTCTAGTTGTATTTCTAAATGTACGATAGGGGCGCTGTTTGGTATCAACGGTGCAACGGATAGATTATTCCTTTCGGGAAACCCTGACTATCCAAACATAGATTGGCACTCCGATCAGTACAATCCCGGATATTTCCCTGATGTGTCCTATTCAAAACTTGGTAGCGACACATCGGCAATTATGGGATATACGCTTGTAAACAACTATCTTGCGGCACATAAGGACGAGAACGAGACAGAACATAACATTATAGTCCGAGAGGGCGATCTTGTAGCGGTAGGCGAAACATCAATAGACGGTGTAACGACTTACGATGAAAAACCTGCATTTAAGATCATAAACACATTACAGGGTCCGGGAGCGATAGCACCTGATACGTTCGGATATTTACAAACAGAACCCTTATTCCTTACAAGAAGTGGTATTTTTGCAATCACGGCGCAGGATATAACGGGTGAGAAGTATTCACAGAACAGATCATTCTATGTCAACGGTGCGCTCACAAAGGAAACAGGGTTAAGCGATTCATTCGCATTGACCTATAAAGATATGTTTTTCCTGTTTGTCAATTCAAGGGTTTACGTCCTTGATGGCTTGCAGGCGCTTCCGACAGAACGCGGAGAACCTTACGCAACAAGGCAGTATGTGTGTTTTTATTTGACAGACATACCGGCAACGATAGCTTGGGTGCAGAATGAAGCCCTTTACTTTGGAACAACGAACGGTAAAGTGTGCAAGTTCTATACGGATGAAAAGGCACTCACATCGTATAACGACAACGGAAATGCAATTCAGGCTTGGTGGGAATCAGCAGACCTTGACGGAAGGCTATTCTACAAAAACAAGACGTTTAGATATATTGCCGTTCGTCTTATGTCGGTTATCTATACAAGCGTCACACTGTATGCGTGTAGGCGTGGTATATGGAGCAAGATAAAAACAAAGGCTTTTTCAAACAGAGTATTTAGTTTTTCGGGTTTGGTATTTTCTACACTCACATTTAATAACGATTCTTCCGATCCTGTAATGAGTTCTAAACTCCGGGTAAAGAAGATCGACAAGGCAAGGTTTAAGGTTGAAAACTGCAATCTTAATCAGCCTTTCGGCATACACGACTTTGCTATTGAGTATGTAGAGAACGGAAACTTTAAGGGGTAAAGTATGGCATATTACAATTTCAAGGCAGCCGGAGCGGGCGCAAAGGCATATTACCTAGGAGAGTTACAACACGGTACAACAATGAACGTCGCATCGAAGTATGAAGATTACGCGAATCTTACTACTGATAACTTCATTATAGTTCCTAAAGGCGGCGTAGCAAGTGGTAGTAATAGCTGCCCGCCCAACGGATTTGAGACAAGTCAATGGCAAGTCGTAGCTGATTGTTCCGCTGTCTATACTGCACCATCGGTTAGTTATAACGCATCAAGCGGACAACTTTCTTTTTCATCGACGTTGGCTTGTAGCGGGTATTCTTATGCACATGATACATCGGGTCACGGGACAAATTGGAACGGCGTTACCGTGGATATTACAACGGGACTGACAGCCGATGTTTATTTGTTGCCGGAAATAGAGACATTATAAGAGAGGGGCAGACATGGGATTCACAAAAATTGAAAATGCGGATTTACTCAATATTGGTGTCATAGGTTTACCGGATCAACCTGGACTTTCAACGGCCGCCATGCAGGCGAAGTTTGAAGAAACATCAAGAAGTGTAGTTATCCCGAAGCATAACGGCCTAATCGACGAATTAGAAGACGTAACGGCTGCCGATTATATTGGAGCAACGCCGCCCACGGGAAGAACGGGAACAACCGTAAAAACCGTGATGGATAGCATTTCGGGCGATCTTGCAACACTAGAAACGGAAGCAATAAAGGACGCGTTTCAGAGTGTAAAGGTTGGAACATCAACATTATCGCCTAGCGGTGCAGACACAATAGAGCTTGCTGCGGGTGCAAACGTAACACTCGGCGTTGATACCACAAATAATGTAGTCACCATCAGTTCAACAGGTGGCGGCGGCGGTGGCGGCGGCGATATGTACGTCGCAGATTATGATAACTCGGGGACTGTCAAGTCATCGGGCGGTATTGCTTCCTACGTTTCCGGAGCGATATCGGGTAAAGCAGATGCGTCTTCCCTGGCGACGGTAGCAACATCAGGTAGTTATAACGACCTTTCTAATCAGCCCACAATACCGACGGCATTATCACAGCTTTCCGACGATGCGACGCATAGAGTAGTAACAGATGTAGAAAAAACCTATTGGAACGCAAAACTGACAAACGGTTACAGCAATATTGACGTTACAAGCGGCGGCACTACTACAAATATACAAGCCTTAAACAGCGATAAGATAACATTCAAAGCAGGCGCAAATGTAACACTTGCGGCAAACTCGACCACAAAAGAGATCACTATATCATCGTCCGGCGGTGGCGGTGGCGGTGGCGGTGACATGTACGAAGCCGACTACGATAACGCCGGGAGAGTAAAATCGGCGGGCGGTATTGACTCCTATGTAACGTCAGCAATTAGCGGCAAGCAAGATCAAATAGTTGCCGGTTCTAATATTACGATAGCCGCGGACGGAAAGACGATATCTGCAACAGACACGACCTATTCACCTGCGTCAACGAGTGCTAACGGTCTTATGTCTTCGACTGACAAGTTAAAGCTCGATGGTATAGCAAGCGGCGCAGAGGTTAATGTTCAATCCGACTGGAATCAGGCTAACGCAAGTGCCGATGACTACATCAAGAACAAGCCGAGCATTCCGGCGGCGCAGATACAAAGCGATTGGAATCAGACAACGGCAACAGCGCTTGATTATATCAAGAATAAGCCGACAATACCCGATCCTGCAAACGACGCAACATTAACTGTTCAGAGAAACGGCGTAACAGTCGGAACATTTACAGCCGATGCGGACACAAACACGGGAGTAAACATTGTTACCGATGAATGGCTAGGCGGTGGCACACCGACAACTGTAACGGTATCAAGCGGATCGTTTACTTTTACCGGGCTTGATGATACCCACGGATTTGGGTATGAGCCGTGGTTTGATGTAGGAAGTTCATCGACAGAAAAGAATCCTTCGGCAACGATCAGCACGATAGTCGGTGACGGTACAGCAAGTATGAGTGTCACCTATACAACGGACGCAGATAACGGAACAACGGTTAAGTTAAGAATATTCAAGTAAAGGAGTGAGAGAATGGAAACAAAGTATTTTGTATCGTGGTATCTTCACAACAAAGAGAATGACGGATGGGCGTATAAAGTTGTAAACAAATACGATACGCTTGACGCCGCAAAGAAGCAGTATCATACGGAGCTGTCAAACTACATTAACAGCCCCGCTTATGACGTTGTTGCGGTAATGCTCACGGATTCGTACAGCAATACGATTATGCATGAGTTTTGGACTAACTACGTTGCGCCTGAACCCAACGTAGAAGGTTAATTCACAAACCCGGCACACCTCTTAACAATGTGTCCCACGCCGGGTATTTTGCGGGGTATTTATGAGAATCGACTTATACACATTGGTATATACAAGCACACTCTTTTTTATTATAGGCGGGTGTGTTTTTCATTTTCTTGATAAGGAACAGTAATATGTGGAAACGAGCGAAAATAACATCGGGCGGTGGCGGTGTAACTTACGATTGCCTAGCGGGGACAGTTCCAGATGGGACAACTTCTTCAAACATAGAAATACCGCGTCCTGCACAATTAGTAATAGCGTTAGATAGGAACGGTATGTATATATCTTTGTGGAGTCCGGCTCACCAACTTAATGGTAGTTATACAAATTACCTTGTGTGCAATAGCACCTCGACCGATACGTATTTTAACCCTTGGGGCGTTCAATATGGTAGATTAAATTATATAAGTCCCGATTTTAAGACAATGAGGTTTTATTCGTATGGTGGAACGGGCGGTACAGACTATTGGATTTATTATTAAGGAGCGATTATGTATCAAAGAGCAGCAGAAGCGGGCGGTGGCGGCGGCGGTAATGTAGATTGTTTAACAGGAACGGTCGCGGCGGGAAGCACAGAAACCTTAACTATACCTCGTCCCGCACAGGCAATAGTAACATCAGATAAAGTTGCGGGCGGCGGCGGTTTGGGTATATGGACGAGCAAGAGCCGAATCAATAACAGCAACATGACTTATCCCGTGGGTATGGATAATTCTACCGCAATATACCTTGTAAATATAGGGCAAACAAATGTAAGAATATCGTCTTTAAGTTCTGACTATAAGACGATAGGATTGCAGTCCCCAACTGCCGCACAAGGAACAGATTATTGGATTTATTATTAACTGATACCGCAGAAGTATGATATAATATTTGTCGAAAGAGAGGTTGGTATGATTAAGAGATTATCACATTGGCTCGACATACATAGCGTGGAAATAACGTGTAGTGTTATTCTTGCCACAGTTGCTTTTTCGACTATTATGGTTGGTTATATACTGTATATATCAATCATTAACCACTAATTATATTGCAAGAAACTGACATTATATTTCGGGATTTACCTCGTTTTCGGGGCGAATCTCGATTTATATTGTCGATTTACAACATTTTGGCATCCTTCGGGGTGCTTTTTTATTACAAAAAATGAGAGGTAAACACAATGCCAACAGAGATTATAACCGCACTTATATCGGGGTGTGTGACTTTGCTAGTGTCAATAGGCACCTGGCACTTTTCCGCTAAAAAGGATAGGGAAAAGCAACGCGATGATATAAAAGCGGAGCTAATCAAATATCACGAAAAGAATCGCGAGGAAATCAAGGACATTCGCGATAATGACTTGCGGGAGATCAGGGACGACCTAACTAATATGGGGGCGAACCTTCAAAACAAGATATCACTGTTAGAGCTTTCGCTTAATCACACAAGGGAAGATATAAACACACTGTCAAACCGCGTAGAGAAGCATAACGGGGTTGTCGAGAGGGTGTTTCATTTGGAAGATACGGACAAACTACTTGATGAACGGATCAAGGTAGGAAATCATCGCCTGGACGATCTTGAAAGCGAAATGAGGGCATTAAAAGGATGAAGACATTAGATAAGGTGCTAATCATTGTAGGCGGCTTTTTAGCCGCTTTTATTATTGCCACGATGATTATTTACACATACAACGGTTGGCCTTTTGACACGCTTATTCCCTGCGTTGTCGGGGGTACAGTGATCGAAGCGATCAACACGATGATAATTACAGTTAGCAAAGTAAAAACCGGCAAGGTAGAAAGTGAGGAACAGGATGATTCAGTGGTATGACATTGTATTTATTCTCTTGGCTGTATGCGTAGTCGCATACGGAATTACGGCAAATAAGGCGAAGGAATGGCTTAAATATGCCGTGTGTATAGCAGAGGAAGAATTAGGATCGGGAACCGGTCAGTTAAAACTGCACATGGTCTACGATATGTTTGTAGAGAAGTTCCCGGCATTAGCGTCGGTGCTTCCTTTTAACATCTTTTCCAAGTGGGTTGATCTTGCTTTGGAGTGGATGAGAGAGCAGTTAGAAAAGAACGAAGCAATTAAGTTGACAATACAGGGATAAGACATGGCATATACAGATAAGACATTTCTTGAAGTCCTCAAACCTTATGTGTTGCAGGATATGAAGGACACGGGAATACTAGCATCGCTCACGGCAAGTCAGGCGTTTATCGAGAGTAACAAAGGCAATTCGGGTCTTACTCAAAAGGCGAATAACCTTTTTGGTATCAAGGGTGAGTACCACGGGCAATACGTGATAATGCCGACAACTGAATACTATAACGGTGTTAAAACAAAGGTAAACGCGAAGTTCCGCAAATATCCATCTTGGAAAGAGTCGATAGCGGATCATTCGCGTTTATTTAATGATAACAAGCGATACGCAAACTTGCGGGGTTGCACTAATTACCTTGAAGCCTGTAAAAACGTACAAGCGGATGGGTATGCCACAAGTCCAACATACGCGAAGACATTAGCAAGTACGATCGAGAAATATCAGCTATGGAAGTGGGATGAGGAAGTGCTAGGCAAATCGCCCGATTCTTCACCATATAAAATCGGAGTGACATACACAACACAGCAGGATTTATACGTCCGGGACAATCCCGACGGAAACAAGATCAAGTTCGACAAGTTGACCGACAATGCCAAAGCACACGCTAAAAAAGACATTTTCGGTTATGCAATACTCGAAAAAGGCACAAGGGTCACTTGCAAGGGGTTAAGCACGACTCAAACCTGTATTTGGATGAAGATTCCATCGGGTTGGATATGCGCGCAGAACAGTAAACACATATACATTCTATAAGGGGGAATGAGAAATGGCAAAAGGGTATATCGGAACAACATATCTCGGAAAGAACGGGGGTGCAGGCGGTAGTTACACGACCGGCGGCAACAGTAGTGTTATTAGCAACGGTGTTGTCACACCTACAAATCTTCGCGATAGAGGGTATTCAAACTCAATGGATTTAACATCGGGAAGATACACGGGCGGTGCAGATACCGGAAGTGCGGACGTTGCAGGTGTCAGACGAGACACAGGATCAGGATCAAAGTCATCGTCAAAGAGTTCATCAAGCGACCTTGCAAACGCTTATAACTCTCTTTTGGCAGCCTACAAACAGAACGACTATTCAGACTACCTTGCACAGATGAGAGCAGCCGCACAGACCGCGTATGATCGTGGAATGAGCGCTTTGAATAGTGCCTATGATAATCAGATATCGTCACTGACTGATAACCTTAATGAGACAAGGAATCAGCTCGCAAATCAGTACAACAGATCAAAGACGAACATTAACCAGGATGCGGAAAACTCGTTAAGGCAGGCATACATCAACAATATGATGAACCGAAAGAACCTCGGACAGCAGATGTCGGCGCAGGGTCTTACCGGCGGTGCAACAGAAACGACGCTTGCTAGTATGGCAAATAATTACGGAAATGCCCGTAATGGCATCAATACCACACTGAATAACAACCTTTCAGACCTTGAAGGTAACTATTCGGATAATCTGTCGCAGGCACAGCAGGCATACAATAGCGCGGTTGCATCTGCTAACCTTGCAAAGGCACAGCAGGCGATGCAGCTTGAGAATGCACTTGCAAATAATCAGATTTCCGCACTTGGAGATTATCAGACACTTATGCAGAGGGAGAATCAGAATTATCTTGATCTTCTTAAAGCAGCTATCGCGAATGGTGCTTCATTTACTTACGATCCGACAAAGGCAAACAACACATTCCAGGCGATCAATCTTCAACAGGCAACGAACCCCGATATGGCTAGCAATTATCAGGCGATCCAGGAGCTTTTGAACAAAGAAGGAACACCAGGCGTATCGACACCGGGAATAACCGTTCTTAACGCGGGTTCAACAAGCAATCCTTATTTGGATATCTTAAAGCAGTTAGCAGCAGGGGGTTGAGTATGGCTAATTTAAGAGATCAGGGTTATCCGTCTAGTTCAACGACTAGACGGAGACCAGGGTTACAACCGAGAGTGAGTAATTACGTTCAAGGGTCGGGTGAAGTAAACAAGTCTGAAATACCTAGTGGATATCAGCAGTCTTACCCGAAGATAAATGCAGATCAACTGATGGATGATAATGCAACCGCTTATGCGGAAGCGCTTAACAAGGCGCTTAATGTGTCAAAAGCTCCTATAAACGTAGAAGGAAGAACTGTTCTTTTTGAGCCTGACTATAATTGGGGCAAATGGACAGATACAACATATACCGCCCGTACACCACAGGGAACACGGCTAGGGTTCGCAAATCATTATCACGATTTTAACCCTTCCGGAGTGAATGGATATTCTGCGGGAATAGATAACCTTTACGGCTTGGGAGAAGACTATATATCAAAAGAGTTTAATCTACCGCTTGGCGTTACCGCGTCGATGGAATACGACGGGGACGGTACTTTAAGCGGAAACCTTGAAGTTCCCCAAAGGAACTATTACATTCAAGCACTTGCAAATCTTTTAAGAGGACAAAGATAAATGGCACGTAGAAGAAAGAACACTGATACAGAGCAGACGCCTAGACAGAAAGGCAATATGCTTTCCGATGAAGCCCTTACCGCGTTAAACGAGGGTACTTATGGTGAGAAGTACGGCAGAAAAGCACAGTACAGAACATCACAGGAACAGACAGAACAGGCCAAAGCATTACCCGTACTTGAGGGGATGGGCGGTGTTCAGAGTTCTCCCGAGTGGCAGAGCAGGTTTAGTAAAGCTAATCAATATCAGCAGAACATCGCTAACGACGCAAAGAGATATCAATACGATCAGAGAGCGGCCGCGGCGAACACTCTTGACGACAAAGATCGCGAGTATATGAAGGCTGTAATGTCGCAAAAGGGCGAAGACGCACAGCGAAAAATGCTTGAATCCAAATACAATAAAGAGGGTTGGGCGCAGAAGTATAACAAAACAGCCGACGAGATATATCGTGATTACGTCGCAGATCAAAGAAATGAAACAATAAGGCAGGGTAAGGACAGCCCGATTCTTTCGTCTATTTATTCAGTTGCGGCAGACCTGGGAACACCGGTTCTCACATTACCTAGTCTAGTTGCTAATGCTATCGCTCCGGATAGCGAATTCGCAAAAAAGGCAGAGGAACATCGTGCAAACTATTCAGACAAAAAGAAACTTCTTCGTGCGGGCGTAAAAGAAAATACCGGAGAAAAAGGCGATCGTGTATTAGATACGGTTTATCAGGTAGCGGATCGTATGGCTAATGCGGCTGCCGGTAAAGCGATGTTTGGTAATCTTGGTACAGGCATTATGACCGGCCTTTCAGATGCCAATCAGCAAATGGATGAGCTTAATTTACGTCCTGGAATAAGCAACAGACAAAAAGCATTATCAGCGGCGGCACACGGTACGGTTGAAGGTGCAGGAACAGCAATCACCGGAGGTTTGCTTGATGGTCTTCCTGCTGTTAATGGTGTGCTTGGTAGAGCTGTAAACATCGGTAAAGGCGCCGGAAATGCCGCTATCGAAAACTCCATTTCAGAAGCCATTGAAAACTCTCTCGATACTATTATAAATGGTGAGAATAGCAAGAAAGAGCTTAACAAGGCGCTTTATATGTCGCAGGGCATGAGCGAATCTCAAGCAGAAAAGAAGGCAAAAGACGATCAGTGGCAGCAGGTTAAGAGTGCAGCACTTACCGGCGCGGCATTTGGTGGTGGCATGAAGGGTATGTCCGAGGCTGCCGATGTTGTAGCAAAGGCTTTAGATAATAGTCAGATTCCGTCATTATGGCTTCCGGGCAATAAACCCGTTGATACATCTGATATAGACGACGTAATATCCAAAGCAACGGATCAGGCCGAGGGTGCAAAGGCAGAGATAGATAACCTTGCAAAGAAGATTCCGGAAGCCCCGGAAGAAATCACCCCCGAGGTAACGCCGAAGGTCGAAAAGCCCAAAAACTATTCTATTCAAGAAGTAAATCTCAAAGGCGGCAAGAAGGGCTATTATGTGGCTGAATCTATTGACGATACAACTACACGTAATGTAGAACCTGGCAAGGTATATAGAACAGAAGCGGAAGCACAGGAAGCTCTTAATAGGGTGCAAAACCCGGCTGATAATATGCCCGAAAAGGCGGCCGGAAATCCGACACTTACACAGGACATTGAAAACCTGCGTGCCGAGATCGAAGCAAAGAAGGCAGAGCTTGAGACAAAGTATGCGGACTATACAAAGGCTAATAAGAAGAATAAGAAGGCCGCATGGTCTGATTATGAGGCCGCAAGGAATGAGCGCAAGGCATTAGAGTATCGGTTACGCAACCTTGAGAGGCAGTCAAACGGTCTGACAGACATATCACAGCAGGCCGCGGATAACCTTGATAGCCTTAAAAATGATATATGGACTGTCGGCAAAATGTACGCCGGCAAGCAGGGCCGTAACCTTGCAAGAGAAGCCGCAGAAGCGCTAGACAAACTGGAAAGAAGCGGAACGCAGGCAGATTATAGAAACTTTGTTGCAAAGGTTGAAGCACTCAAAGCGGCCGCTACGGAAACGTACACAAATAAAAAGGGCGTTAGTTCCACTTATGACACCTATTTTAGAGAGGCCGATGGTGGTGATCTTCTTAAACGTATTTATCCCCCGCAGAGTGCCGATGAAGTACCCTCCGGATTTTGGGATGCTTTCCAGGAGATCATTAAAAGGAACGAACAACACAAAGGAAGAAGTTACAAGGACCTTTTACCGGAAAACCCTTACTATGAAACGAAAGGCTTTGAAAATCTTGATACGCAAGGAAGAACGGCACTTCGCGACAAAGCTAGAGCAGAGCAGTTAAAGGGCTATGAGTTCACAAAACCGGTAAAGGCAACACAGACCGAATATGCCGGGTTTGATATTACTAAAGGCTCAAACAGTGATATCCAGGACGCAATAGACAGCGGAAAAGCGTATATAGCTGAAATGTCTCCGCTTGAGTATTTGCAGCGCTCCGCTTATGACATTGAGGACACATCGGCACTTGAGGGCGCGATTAGTGGAGCAAACTCTATTGATCGTGTATCAGAGTATGCCGACGCTATGCGTCGTGGCGATAAGTTCCCTATATTAAGTCTCACCTATGAGGGAAAAATCGGAAGATCGCAGGAGGGACGTACTCGCGCACTTGCGGCTTATGAGGCAGGCATTGATAAAGTTCCGGTTGCAATTATAGGAGAGCCGAGTGCAAATCCTAGAAATGCTATTGATGCAATAAAGAAAACCGATACATCGGGCATTCCCGAGGAAGAATTAGACAAGGCCCTTCTTAACTCAATGGATGATGAAGCCCTTGAAATGGAGTTTTTGAATGACGATGTTATAAATGAGGTTCCTAATGTCAAGCCTACCGAAGCGGGACCGCAGCCGGAAATACCTAATCTTAATCAGGTTGTAGCCGATAACGCGCCGATTCCTCCAAGCGGGCCGGAAACGGATATAAGTCAACGCTATGAGACATTGAAGAATAGCGATCTGTTCCAAAAGTCACAGGCAAATATGCAGATGCTTGAAACAGCCAAGAAGCAGGGCATGTTTAACAAGGACATTGAAGGCAGAGCGCAGGCACAGCAGGAAGCATTTGACGAATATACAAGTGATCCGACAAGAGCAACCGAGAGAAATCTTAACAGACAGTGGACGAGCGGAAAAGACCTTGATACGTCAATGCTTGTGCTTCACGATGCACTTGATAGTGGAAGTCAGGCATATACAAACCTTGTAATGTTAAAGCAGGCACAGCAGGTAAAGGGAGCCGGCCGAGTGTTGAGAGCAGCCCTTGACTATGCTAAAAAGAATTATGCCGGCACAAAGGAAGGCGTATTACAGGAAGGTGCAAAGTTCCTTAACGACAAGGCCGACGCACTGTTAAAGAACCGCAAGACCGCGGAACAATTTGACGCCATAGCAAAGCGAATAATGGACGGTGATTTATCGGATCTGAACACCCGCTTTAATATGGACGACGTAAATATACAGAATATCAAGGACGCACTTGCAGAAGGCGCAGGCCGTGAAGATATAGCGCGAATGATCGCTATGTATCAGTCCGTAGGAAAGACCGGCATATCAGCCGAAGCTATGCAGAAGATATCTGATATCTATAATCAGATACAGGAGCAGGGTTTACAGCCGAACAGCAGGGCAAGAGCAAACCTTGAGACTGACGCGTTCAAGGTTTTAGCGCAGGATATCGGCGGCAAACGGACTTGGAAAGAACAATGGGACGCATGGCGTTACCTGGCTATGCTTGGCAATCCGAAGACGCATTTACGAAACATACTCGGAAATACCACGCATTATATGGTGACGGAAGCAAAGGACAACGTAGGGGCAGCGCTTGAAGCTGCTATCGACAAGGCTAACAAAGCAGCCGGCGGGCAGGGCATAGATCGTACAAAAGCCGTATTGACCGGAAAGGATAAAACCCTTGTTGACTTGGCAGCGAAGGATGCCGATGATGTGTCTTATGCAGCGCTCAATGATTCCGGAAACAAATACAATGTTAAGAACGAGATAGACAGAGCGCGCAATTCCTTTAACAATAAGACATTAGCAAAGGTTGACGAGCTGAACAGTAATCTTCTTGATGTTGAAGACTACACCGCATTGAAGCGTAAATATTCAAAGTCCCTGGCTAGGTTCCTTAAAGCTAATGGAGCCGATGACAGCATATTTAATGCGACTGACGATGCAAGCAAGGCACTGTTAGATAAGGGCCGAGCATACGCAATAGATCAGGCAAAACAGGCAACATTCCACGAATACAGCAAGGCCGCAGAAATGCTATCCCGCTTCTCGCAGGATATGTCAAATAGCGATAAGTTAAGGCATAAAGCCGGCGCTTATATGCTTGAAGGTATTTTACCGTTCAAAAAGACGCCTATTAACATTCTGAAACAGGGATTCAAGTATTCACCTGTAAGCATAGCAACGGGTCTGAAAAAGGCATTTGACGCGGTACAGAACGGAAACAGTACCGCAGCGGAAGCAATCGAAGATATGGCCGCCGGACTGACAGGATCGGGAATAATGGGCCTCGGAATGCTTCTAGCGCACGAAGGGTTCTTAACCGGTAGCGCAAACCCCGATTATGAAGTGGATCAGGCTGAAACCGAACAGGGCGCACAGAATTACGCTTTGAAGATCGGTGACAAGTCGTACACGCTTGACTGGTTAGCGCCTCTGTCAATGCCGCTGTTTGTTGGTGCTGAATTAAGCAAGCTGCTTGACGAAACAGACGATACCGACGAAGCCAAGTTTGATAAGATCATATCGGCCTTTACTGCAATAGCTGAACCTGTAACAGAAATGTCAATGTTGCAGGGTATCAATAATACACTTGAGGAATTATCTAACAGTAAGGTCGGCGCTTTAGGAACACTGGCAGCATCAACGGCACTAGGATATATAACGCAGGGAGTACCTACGGTAGCCGGACAGGTGGCAAGAGCCATTGATGATACGCGTCGTAGCACTTATTCAGACAAGACCGGCGTTGAAAAGATGCTTGATAAGACCATAACAAAGGTTGAAAACAAGTTGCCTTTCGTTTCGATGGCAAGTCAACCTTATGTTGGAGCTAACGGGCAGGAACAGAAGAATGAGGGCTTGGCCTCTTATATGCTGGGTGATAATTTCGGCACAAGGCTTATAGATCAGATGTTGTCGCCTGGTTACTTTAAGGAAGGGTCGGTCTCTCCGGTTGATGAAGAATTAAACCGGCTGTATAACGCGACTGGAACCGATGTTTACAAGAATGTTTTATCCGGGAAGGTCAACAATGAAAAGTTAGGTAAAGAATCGTTTACCTCTTATCAGAAGTTATACGGATCAAATACCGACTATTTATACAACGATCTTGTCAATAGCAAGGAATATCAAAGCCTCGATGACGCAGAGCGTGTAAAAGCGTTAAAAAATGCAAAGGATATCTCAAAAATGATCGCGGATCACGAAGTCGGCGGCAAAGCGCTTGAGAAGTCCGAACAGAAGATTTATGACATTTACCGCTCAAAAGGTCAGGAAGGAATAGCACAATACTTAAAAGACAAGACAACGGCTTCCTCGTTAGGTATGGACTATGACACATATCAAAAGAAGAACGAAGAAGTCCCCGGCGGTGCTGCTCAATGGGTCCAGGATAAGCAGAGCGCCATCGACACAGGGTTTATAAAGAAAGACGGAACCGCAGATGTTGAAAGCTATGAAAATGCTGTTAAGATGTTTGGTAACAACGTCCCGGCCATTCAGAGCTATTCCGACTACAAAAAACAAGGCTTTACAAAGAACGCGGAGAAAGTTCCTTATCTAATTGAAAACGACGCATTCACAGACGAACAGAAGGGGCTTATCCTTATGGGTAGTAAAACCTATGATGATCTCGGAAAAGCGGCGCAGGGTGCTTATGATCTTGAGGGATCGGCAGGCGTATATTACTTCTATCTTCTCAAGCAACTTGCAGACACAGACGGAAACGGAAGTGTCAAGAAGGCAGAGAAAGAGGCGCTTCTCAACAGTGACAACCCGTATGTCACCGGTCTTTCGGATGATATGTACTACTATTTAGCCGGTGCAAAGTGGTAATGTCTCATAAATAAGACCCACATCTAGCACTACACCCCTTGCCTGTAAGATGTTATCTTATGGGTGAGGGGTATTTTTTATGATAGTGGCTGATTTTACCGTCCCGGAGCTTGAAATATTACGGGCGAATTGTAATTTTGTAGGAAACGAGATAGAAGTATTTGAAATGAGAAGCCGCGGCATTCCTTTAGAACAGATCGCGGAAAGTCTTAATATGTCCGTAGAGGGCATAAAGAAGATCAGCCGAAAAGTTAATAATAAGATATCAAAAGTACTCTTTTAAGGCACTTATCGTATATGGTAAGTGTCTTTTTTTGTTGCAATAATCTAGGTATGGATATTAAGAAACTCTATGAAAAAGTCATACAGAGTCCGGAAGTACACGACATTCCGATGATCCACATTCTGACCGTATTAAACGTGGTCTTGGAGATAATCGGTGAGGGTGAGTGCTTTTATGAAAACGAATAGGGGGTAAGATATGAACCTGATGAACATGATGGGTAATAACTCAATGATGATGAAGGCGATGGGCGCTATGATGCGCGGGGAAAGTCCGACGGATTTTCTGAAAAACCTTGCGAATACAAACCCGCAATTACAGGGGCTTAACCTGGACGACCTGGAAGGCACAGCAAAGGCTTTGTGTGATAAGAACAACGTCAACATGGAACAGTTGGCTAATCAAATACGTGATTTTGCAAAATCAAATACATAAATAATCAAAGAAAGGAGTAAAACTATGGGAGATTCAACATTTAGTGGCGGTTGGATATTTGCCTTTCTGATCATCGCAGTTCTTTTTGGCGGCGGCGGTCTTGGTTTTGGTGGCGGTAACGCAGCTATGGCCGGATTCGCAACAATGGCAGATGTGAACAATGCGATCAACAATCAGACGGTACAGCAGTCGCTTAATTCAGCGCTTCTGTCAAGTGCGAACAACAACTATGAGACAGCACAGCTTATCTCAAATCAGAATATGCAGATGATGAATCAGAATAATTCTAACATTATCAACGCTATCCAGGGATTTAACACAACGAATGCAGCAATCGCGAACGGTTTTGCGAATGTCAGCGCACAGATAGCCGATCTTGGCTATAAGATGGAATCCTGCTGTTGCTCGATCAAAACACAGATGCTTGAGCAGAGACTCGCAGATGCACAGGCGGCGCTTGTTACGTCACAGACGACAAACGCGATCAACGCGCAGTCGCAGTACCTTCTTTCGCAGCTTGGAAGCTATACCCCCGCGGCAGGCGGCGTAGTTATTTGAGGTGCAGAGAATGAAAGTGATTAAGGTATTATCTGAAAAGATAAAAGAGGAATTATGCGACGCTAAAGCATACGCTAAAATGGCTATCGAGTACAAAGAAGAATATCCGGAGCTTTCACGGACGCTTTACAACCTTTCCACACAGGAAATGGATCACATGAATAGGCTTCACAATGAGGTGACGGAGATCATTCGCAGGTATCGAGAGACAAACGGAGAGCCGCCGGCAGATATGTTAGCCGTGTACGATTATCTACACAAGGAACAGATTGACATGGCGGTTGAAGTTAAGACTATGCAGGCTATGTATAAAGAGTCGTAGCAAAGGGGAGCTTTATGCTCCCTTTTGTGCCACTTATGATACATCACATATAACACTATAAATGACAGTTATCCTATGATACGATCAAGTCAGAAAGGAGATACGCCTATGACTGATAAAGATAGAGATAACTATATGGAAGTATTATTAGCACTTGCAGGCTTTGGAAATATTAAAGATTATAAAGAAAATGAGCAACCGGAGGATTTGTCAGTAAAATTGTCAGTGAAGTCCGAAAAGCCTTGTGAATAGCGGGGTATAGCACTTGAGAACGCGGTTTCGAATCCCCCGTGTCTCATACCCTTGAAACCCTTGAAACTACGTGTTTTCAAGGGTTTTCTCTTTGTTAAGACTTGTCAGTGACCAAAATTCAAAACAACGTATTTATGCGGTTTACAACACTATCGTTGTAAAAATTTTGTCAGTCTTTTTGTCAGTATGAGGGATTTTTATAGGACTTAATTAGACGATCCGAACAGACCGTTCATAGCTTTGATTTGCATTTCTGTATTTTTATCACGAAGGGCGCCGCGATAGACTTTTTTCATAACGTGATCAGTCTTCCATCCTCCGGCTTTCATAATGTAAACATCAGGGACGCCGACAGCGTGGGCGTATGATGCGTAATAATGCCGCAGGTCGTGAAGTGTAAACCTGGATAAACCTAGTTCGTCTTGGTATTTGTGCAGAGTTTTAACAAGCATCGGAGGTGTGCGGTCGAAAATTACACCGGCCTTTTTGATCTCGTTTACAAGTGCATCGGGTAAATATATCTCGCGTGTTGATTCTTTTGTTTTGGTGTTATTCCTTGTCATCAAATGATTTTGTTCGTCGTAAATACGCGCTTTATCAATTCGCAGCATATTACCGTTGATATCTTCGGGCGTGACAGAACATATCTCGGATCGCCGTAAACCGAGTACAGCAAGTTGAAACCCTATGTGATAGGGCGTACCTTCTGATGCTTTCAATATCATTTCCACTTCTTTTGTTATGGGAAGTTCCCTCTCAACGGCCTTGCCTTGTGGCAGGGTAGTATTAAGGATAAGCGAAGGGCGAAACTCTTTAAGGACTGCTGATATAAACCCGTATTGATTCTTGACAGTCTTTGGAGATCGGCCTATTGAATATTGTTTTACTTCGTTTTGAACATCGTTTTGAGTGATATTATAAAGCGGCTTTGCCTTAAACTCTTTCGATATGCCACGTTTACACTTCTGATAACCGCCCAGGGTAGACGGTGAACACACTCCGCGCCGGGATTCTATATACTTGTCACAGTACGTCTCAAAACTGCCCTTATTTGCCCCGAAATCGACGCGTTGATATCTTTCCGATAAAACTATCGTCACTTCTCGTTCGTCAGGCTCATGGTCAAAATAAAGGGTGTATCGCTTGCCTTTATACATTTTGCGGACTCGATATGTGTTTTTCGATACCTTATCTATTCTCACTTATGGCACTCCTGATTCTTTAAGGGGCATTCAAGAAACTGATTCAATAATTGATTATTAGTTACCGATAATCGTTCATTTGCATCCATAAGAAGATCAATACGTTTATCTTTAAGTTCTATCTGATTTTTCAAAAACTCAACACTTCGTTGATGCTGCGCGTTGTATTTCTCAAGTTTATCGTGATATTTCAGTTTTTCATTATTTGCAACGTCTTCGATCTGCGCTTCCAACTCCTGTATTTTCTTTTCATATTCATTCATGAGTTCCATTTTTAACTTGAGAATAGCCTTGTACGCCTTTGTCTCGTCGTCGTCTTCTTCCTCGATAGTCTCAATATCTAGCAGGGCATTAGCGATCGGGCGTAATGTTTCCTCGTATCGGAAAGACTTATTCTCCGATCCTTCTTTGAATACGCGGGCGATGGTAGACTTCGATATATATTCACCGTTGTTTTCAACTAATAGAAGTATCTTATCTAGGGAAAGTCCCTTTTCTTCCTTAACTTTTTTGAGTTGGAGTATTACATCTTTAGTATTTGTCATAGTTCTGAATCGTCCTTTTTATGGGTCTTAATATATGGCACTATTATTGTACGGTTTAGCGGTGTTACAATCTCGGCATCAAATAAAAAGGAGTGCGTTACGATGGAGTTTGAGATCAAGGAAGTATTAAAATTGTATTTGAATGCCGATGAAGATATCAAGTGTCGTGTTGTGCAGATTTTAATAGAGTCACAACAGCATCGCGAATGTCAGGACTTGCATTCTGATATAACTCAATGAATAACTTTGCGTCTTTGTCTATTACTTCATAACCATAAGTATTGTCATCCCAACCCATAAGATCGCCGGGATCGACACCGAAGACATTAGCAAAGTCCATTATCTTACTTTGGGATATATCAACCTTGCCGGATTCTATCTTGGCAATCATACTTCTATCGTTATATCCCATTCGTGCAGCTAGGTCTTCCTGCGTCCAGTGATTTCGCTTCCTTAACTCTCGGATATTTTCATATAGTTTAAGCATAGGCGATACCTCTTGTAGCCTTATTTTATCGCATTTGGGAACGAAGTTCAACAAGTTTGTAAAAAAATGTTGACAAATATTCACACTCTTGATATAGTGTAAAACGTGAATAACATTCACAATATATAGAAAGGAGGTTTACCATGACAGATTTAGAATTGCTTTTAGCAAAGATTAAGGAAAGCGGAATGACCATCGTTGCGATCTGCAAAAAGGCCGGGATAGATAGGGCTACATTCTATAACAGGTTAAATGGTATAGGTGAGTTTACTGCTTCCGAGATAACCGGTCTGTCGCAGACACTACATTTAACGAAGGCAGAAAGAGACAAGATTTTTTTAACCAAAAACGTGAATTAAAAACTACATTTGATCATAGGAAAGAACAGAAATGCCAAAGGTTTATCTAACAGAAAAAGATCGGATATGTTCACGGCTAGCGAAATGGGTTTACGGCGAAATGAAAGTGCGCAGGATAACACAGCAAGCGATGGCAGACAAAATGAACATCAAGCAACAGTCATTAAGCCGAAAACTAAAGAACGCGACATTTGATTATTACGATTTTGTTTTTTTCGTAAGAGAGTTTCAGCCGGATGAAAAGGAATTGAAAGAAATAATCGGTATTTGAAAGGGGAGTAGGAATGAGGAAGGACTTAAAAATCAAAAAGTGGATTGACATTCTCGGTTCGATTCTTGCCCTTGTGGGCTTCGGAGGTATCGCAGGTGCCGCGGAGGGTCAGGGAAATATGATCGTCGCGATCCTGGTATTTACAATCGGCTTCTCAATTTGTCTTTGGAGTTATCAGCGATGAACCCGGAAATAGGAGAAACATTTATAAGCTATGTGCTTCTCACTATTGTACGGAAAGCATTTAGCGCAAGGGTATTTGATGATTACGGCGACGATTCAGAGGAAGAAGATCGGCACTTATCAGAATTAGAGCGACGGATGGCCGCACTTGATGAAAAAGAAACATTTGTAGTAGTTAAGACGCTTTTTGAGAATCACAGAGAAACATTTGAAAAGACAGTTTTGTTTTTGGAAAGGGGCAGTGAATGAACACTATTGAAAAGGCAGTAGAGAAGTTGGAGAAAAGGCTTATTTACCTTAACAGAGAAATCGCTTTTGAGCGTGCGGATTTTAACGACCGCATTCATCACGATCATTACGCCGGATCATTACAGCGTATGGACGGAACCCTCGGAGAAAAGAAATTCGTTGAGGATATGTTGGAGCTTTTAGGTGAAGCAAATGCGCAGTAACGGAAAAGTAAAGAGTTATAGTCCGGCCACGCAGTACGGATTTATTGAAGACGATCACGGAGAAATATTCTTTTTCCTTAAAACCGAATGGCATCTTGTTATAAAGCCGAAGGCGGGGCTGTTAGTTGAGTTTACACCTATTGACGTTGAAAAAGGACGACGCGCAACGAATATTCAACGGGCAAGGAGGGACAAATGATGGACGGAATTAGCGAATGTTGCCGCTATTGCACTGATCGTTACCCGGCGTGTCACGACTATTGTGAAAAGTATTTAGATGCTCGGGATAGGTGGGAAGAACACAAGTCACAGATCAAGGCGGCCAGGGAAGAAAGCGACACATTGTATATCTACAAGCTAGAGAGAATCAGGAAAAGACGCAAAGTTTAAGAACAAATGGTGAAAAGGAGAAGAAGAAAATGACAATGCTTGAATTACAGAAGGTTTTAGGGGAGCGAATCAACGTAACACTCCGGGAGGATTTAACGCCCGAGGAAAGGCAGGAAGAAAACGAACAAAGTTATCTGATTATGAACATCGGAAAACAGATGATCAACAATGCCGATCTTATCCTCCGATTTGAGAAGTTACAGGCACAGACGCACAACCTCAAAGACTCTAGGATGCCCGCGATCATAGGAGATATGTAATGAGATATACGCTTGAAGAAAAAGAGTGGTTGCGGGAAAACTATCCGCGTTTGGGTAGAAGGGAGACAACTAACCGATTTAATACGACTTTTAATCATTCTCACGACGAAAGAAGTCTAGCCGCGTATTGCAGTAGGAGTTTGGGCCTAAAAGTGGATGCAAAGGTTACGTCGGCGCTACGGTCAAAAAATCATCGGTGTACTTGCCGGAATGTTACAGGCCGAAGGTTCTATGAAGAACAAGAGAAAGAGTGGTTAATAGAGAATTACCCGGTTTTGGGAACAAAAGAAGCAACAAGGCAATTTAATGAAAGGTTCAACCATAACAAGAGTTGTAACTCGTTAAAGAGATATTGCTCACAATGGCTAGGCTTATCAGTTCCCAAAGAAGTGACTATCAAGATTAAAAACTATCCTGTCGGTTCCATACGCAGAAATTGTCGTGGAGTTTGGTTTGTGAAGACTGAAAAGGGATGGGAATTGTTGACTCACACAATAATGGAATGTCCGAAGGGTCATTTGGTATTCCACCTTGATGGGAACGGAGATAATAACGATCCCGATAATCTCGTTGTTATCAAGAACGGGATTCAGACAATAGCCCGTAACTGTAACGTCATATCGGAAGACCCAACCATCACAAGTGTTGGTCTTAAGTGGAGCGAACTATATTCAGAACTCAAGAAACAGAAAGGAAGTGTATTAGATGGCGAATGAAGTCGTAAAAAAGGAAACAAAGAAACAAGGTATAGCGTCATTCCTTGCAACGGAAGCAGTCAAGGCCAATGTTGAATCTGTTGTAGGAGTTAAAGACTCACAGCGTTTCATATCAAGTGTAGTTTCAGCGGTTCAGACAAATCCCGCATTAGCGGAATGCAGCAATTCAAGCATATTGTCGGCGGCGCTTTTGGGTCATTCACTGAACCTGCCGCAGAGTCCGCAGATCGGAATGTTTTATCTAGTTCCTTTTAAGAATAAAACCGGCACAGAAGCGACATTTCAACTTTCATACAGGGGAATGGTGCAGCTTGCTATGAGATCGGGACAGTACAAGGCGATCAATGTCACAGATATAAGGGAGGGTGAGCTTGCTTCTTATAACCCTATTGAGGACACCTATGAGTTTACGCCGGAAACGGATATGACAAAGAGATTAGAGCTGCCGATCGTCGGGTATTATGCGTACTTTGAAATGATTAACGGGTTTAAGAAGGGTATTTACTGGACGAAAGAACAGATCGACGCCCATGCAAAGAAGTATAGCGCATCATACCGGAACGGATGGAATACAAGCCTTTGGAAGTCTGATTTTGACGCTATGGCAAAGAAGACAATGCTGCGACAGTTGATAAGCAAATGGGGCCTTATGAGCGTTGAAATGGAGCGGGCCTACGTTGGAGATCAGGCAGTTATCCGAGAAGACGGAACACCGGACTATATAGATAACGTACCGGACGAGCCGGAAAAGGCCGTTGATGTATTTGATACCGATGCAAAGGAGATCACGGATGAAACTGACGGACAGTAATTATTACACTCCGGAAGCAAATAAAGAGTTTTGTTCCGCATCACAGTATAAGGACTTCATGGGCTGCCCGATCATTCCGGGTTGTGAGGAAAGAGCATTAAAGACCATTAGTGGAGAGTATGAACGGGAAACTACAAAGGCGTTGCTTATGGGGTCGATCCTTGACGCATTATGGGAAAACGATGATCCGGAGTACATACTTGAGCGATTTCCTGATTGCGTATCTTCAAAAGGACCCACAAAGGGACAGCTTAAATCGGAGTATCAAAGCGTTTTAGGGCTGTATCAAAGGACGTTAAGAGAAGAAAAGTTTTGTGCTTATATGAGCGGCACTAAACAGACCATTATGACCGGAGAGATAGCCGGCCTTCCATTCAAGATTAAAATAGACAGTTTTATTCCTGGTAAAGCAATAACTGATCTTAAAACTACACAGACACTTGATCGTAATTTCAGATATTACATTCCGGACAGCGGAGAGCGACTTCCTTTTTACCTGGCATACGGCTATGACATTCAGATGGCTATATACAGGGAAGTTGTACGGCAGAACACCGGGGACACATTGAATTGTTATTTGGCCGCGGTAGATAAAAAGCCGCATCCGATATGCGACGTTATAGAGCTGCCACAGAAGATGCTTGATGACACGTTAGAGCGAATAAAAGGTAACTGCGAAACGATCATCATGCTGAAAAACGGCGAAGCGACACCGACTAGATGTGAAACGTCGGAGTGTGATTATTGCCGGGACACCCACGTTTGCAAGGTATTAAGCACAGAAGAATTTGAAATTAACGAAACCGGAGGCGGCGCGTGATTACAAAATACAAAGATTACTGCTTGATATGCGGCAAACCGACAACCGACGTTCATCATCTTGTGTTTGGGAATAGCAAACGCCGCCTTGCCGATACCGATGCGCTGACTATGCCCTTGTGCAGAGATCATCACGAAATGATGCACAACGAAAAGGCTATGCAGGTTATGAGCCATATAGCGGGACAGCTTTTTTATGAGCGAAACGAATGTGCAGCCGGCGTAAATCCTGATGATGCAAGAGAAGATTTTAGGCGTAGGTACGGCATTTCTTATCTGTAACCCGGGCGCAAGCCCATAACAAAGTGCTTGGAAATTGTATCACAGCAACCAAAAGCCATAATTCCCCGGCCGTTGTGCCGGGAGAAAGGGGGGAGAGTGATAAAAAAGGACAGACTACCGCGAGTAACAATAAGGGGCCGATATTTTGGCGATCGAACACTACCATCATTAAACGATTATTTGGCTGAAATAGGCAAGAATCCAAAAGCAGGCGGCCGGTTCAAGGCTGACTATGAAAAAGTCTGTATATCGGCCATCAGGCGTTGTTTAAGGGGATGGAAAGTAACAAAGCCTCCGGTAGTTCTACATTACAGGTTTTTTGAACACAAAAAAGGAAAGCGGCGCGATGTATCAAACATCTTTAGTCTGACAGCGAAGTTCTTTGAAGACGCATTACAACAGTGCGGGACGATCGAGAACGACAATCCGGACTGGATCGAAAACTTTAACACTGAATTTCACTGGATAGAAGACGAGCCGTACATCGAGATCGACATTGAAGAAAGGGGAAAATAACCATGAAAAAGAAAGTAACACAGTGCGATATTATTTTGAAGTTTATGAAAACCCATAAGAAGGGCATCACCGGCAAGCAGGCATATAGAGTGGCACACTCTATGAACCTTGCACAGAGAATCTATGATCTGCGGCAGAGAGGAAATGAGATCGAGGATGATTGGGTGATCGAAAAGAGCGACGACGGTAAAAAGTACAGGGTTAAGCAGTACAGGTTGGTGAAGTAATGGCAGAGCCTTTTATAAAACTCTATAAGAAGATGCTTGATTGGGAATGGTACGACGATCCTAATACCTGCCGGCTTTTTATACATTGTTTATTAAGGGCTAATTGGAAATCGGGTTCATGGCATGGCATTAGCTATGAACTCGGACAGTTCATCACAAGTCTTCAAACCCTAGCAAATGAAACACATTTGACAGTTAAGCAAGTAAGGACTGCGTTAGAACACTTAAAAGCGACAAACGAAGTGGCAGACCTCCGGCAAAGCAATTACCGCATAATTACGGTGATTAAGTGGAACGAGTATCAATGTGAGGGCAAACCTAAAGGCAAACCGAGGGCAGACCAGGGGCAAACCGAGGGCAGACCAGGGGCAACAGATAAAGAATATAAAGAAAGAGAAGAAGAAAAAGAATTAAAAGAATATAAATACTATCCGAACGACGAAACACTTGATAAAGCCTTTTCTGATTATGTCGCCATGAGGAAGCAGATCAAGAAGCCCATGACTGATAGAGCGGTTGACCTGGCTATAAAAAAACTAAATGAGTTATCAAACGGGGATAGCAATATCGCAATCAAGATCATAGAACAAAGCATCATGAACAGTTGGCAAGGGTTATTCCCATTAAAGAGCGGAAGCACAACACAAACAAGCGTATTTGATGACTGGATGAACGCATAGAAAGGAGAAGCATGACAAGAGAAGAAACAGTCAAGTTGTTAATGACGATCAGAGCCATATATCCAAACTTTAATGTTAGCAGAGAAGAAATGACGCCGGTAACGAACGCCTGGCACATGATGTTGGAGGAATACCCGGCAGACAAGATCAGCGCCGCATTGAAGATATACGTCAAGACGAATAATAGCGGATTCGCCCCGAGTGTGTCACAGCTTATTAGTTCAATGTATGAGCCGCGCAAGATGGCCGCGTTATCAGAGGGTGAAGCCTGGGCGATGGTGAAAAGAGCAATACAAGACGGGAATTATCACAGTGAGGAAAGGTTTAATGAGCTGCCGGAGGAAGTACAAAGGGCGGTAGGCGATCCGAATATGATCCGTCAATGGGCGCTTGTTAGTTCAGAGGAAATCAACACAGTCGTAATGTCTAATTTTCAAAGGAATTATAGAACGGTCCTGACTAAAAGGGAATTTGGAGAGAAGGTTCCGGAGGCTATATCAAGCATTGTTTTAGAGATAGCAGAGAAAATAACACCAAAGCAGATAGGAGAGGGAGTATGAAACGAAAGAGAAGATCAAAGTTTGATCCGTACAGGGATTTAATAACAGCGTGGTGTGCGCAAGGTATGACTATAACTGAAATGACAGACGAGCTTATAGACACGACAGGCGAAGATTTCTATGAGCAGGCATTATACGCCTATATATACCGGCATAAGTTGAAATATGTACCCTATTACCTCAATAGGCGCTGCGATGACTGCGAACACTGTCACAAGTACATAAACACAAACTTTACCGAGGGCCGCATTTGTGATAAATACTGGCGAACAATACAGCCTAATGTGAAGAACAGCCCTAAATGGTGTGCAAATGAACAAGAAAAAAGATCATGAAGACGCGCTAATGAATGCAGTTCCCAAAAGGCCGGTAAAACACGAATTAGGAGGCGGCATTTATTACACCTGTCATTGGATGAAGTGTAACGAGACAGTAACAAAGTGGTATAACTACTGCCCTAAATGCGGACAGAGAATAGATTGGAGCGATGAATAAGTAAAAATGAAACATTACGGAGATATTACAAAGATAAACGGAGCAGAAGTTCCAATAGTTGATGTAATTTGCGGGGGTAGTCCCTGCCAGGACCTTTCAGTGGCCGGTTTAAGAAAAGGCCTTGCCGGGGAACGATCAGGGCTGTTTATGGAGCAGATAAGGATCATTAAGGAGATGCGAAATGAGTGTTTACGACAATTACAAATGCGAGGGACAGATGACGTTCGAGGACGTATTCGGCCCCGATATATGGTGTGGGAAAATGTACCGGGAGCATTTAGTTCAAACAAGGGAGAGGACTTCAAAGCCGTCCTTGAGGAAACGGCAAAAATCGCAGATGAAAATGCCGTTATTCCTAGACTTGAGGGGGGGGCGAAGTGGACACCTTCCGGCGCAATCATGGGAGACGGGTGGTCAATTGCTTGGAGAGTACATGATGCGCAGTTTTGGGGAGTGCCCCAAAGAAGAAAACGTATCGCGCTTGTCGCAGATTTTGGAGGAGAATCCGCACCCGAAATATTGTTTGAGCGCGAGGGCGTGTCAGGGGATATTGAACAGAGCGGAGCGGAGAGGGAAACAACTTCCGACACTTCTGAAAGAGACACTTATGAAACAATCAGCTTTCAAGAGCGAGCAGGGTGTGAGGGGGGGGGCAAGGGAATCCTCATCCAACACGATCGGACAGGTGCCTTGTCAACCTTCAATAATCAATCAGTCCTCGATATGTGTCGGAGTTGATGCTTATAACCAAACAGAAACAGGAGATAAAGCAAAAGCTCCTACGGGAGCCGCGACTGATTCGGATCACATTCCATGTGTGACGGTATCACAAGATGCTTATGATAAGTATTCCGAATCCGACAAATCCGCCACAATTAAGCAATCAGGCGGAGTATATGGGGGGGGAGCGAAGCATTAGTGATACAGTAGGAGCTTTATGTGCAGTCGATTATAAAGGAGTTGGAAATCAATATGTCAATAACGGAAAGTGCATTATACAATGGCTTAAATAGGGGTGGGTGCAGCTTAATGGGCGAAGATGTAACGCCAACACTTATAAGCAGATATGAAACACAAATAGGAAACACACAGGATAAGTTGAATGTTATGCAGAATGAACAAGATGCGGTTGTTAGGA